AATAAATTCCTCCCGGACGGACATATTGATCTGTTCCGAGGTTTTCGTGATCTCGGAGTAGCATTCCCGGATGTTTTCCTCCAAGGAGGCAAGGTCATCCTCATAACCGGAGAAATTCTGGAAGGTTGCCTGACAGCTGGTGATAAGCGCCATGCGATCACCTCCGGTCAGTTGGATACATCACACTGCAGCGTCAGGATACTGTCAATATCCGCTGCGGAAAGGTAAATCACCTTCCCGGCCTTATCAAACTCCGCCGCATGACCATCCTTGTCCTGCGCATACCATGTATAGGTCAACGACTGTTTCTCTGTCGCAGCCGCCCAAGCCGAGCCGGAATACTTCATCAGAGTAACCGTCTGTGCAGAATGATCCACCTGATACCAGAAGTCACCTTCCTCTGGATTGGACGGAGCCGTCTCCGAGATATTGCCGAGCAGCGGATCGACTTCCTTCTGGTTGGTACGGACGATCACATAAGGCACCACACCGCCGAGATTGTTCTTGACCGTAAAACCTCCGATGGAAAGCATCTCCGATACATAAGGGTCGGATTTATCTTCCACCGTGATCACATCCTCATAGGTATTTCCCTTATAGGTCATCGTGCAGCGGTAGGACTGGATATTCACGATATCTGCCCCCGATACAGACAGGGTAGAAGAAGTTTCATCGCTGATATCCTCCCATTCACCGCCCGTGTATTTCGCCCACTGATAGGTAGCTCCTGTCGTAATCTCAGAAGCGCCGTCATAACCAACCGCTGCCAACGCAAGGCTGCCGGACTGGTTAATGACAACAGTACCTTCCGGTGCATACACGGAGAACACAATCGCATTGGCACCGCTGGCTCCGTTGCTGCCCTTGTTGGATTTTGTCCATGCAAACTTCTTCACAACAGACGCCCCGGACACGGTAAAGGTCAGGTCTATCGTACCATTCAGAACGGTTGCACCTCCGAGAGTCGCATTGGCGGCAAAAGACAGCACCACCGATCCGGCCTTGGAAGCGGTCGCTGCAGTATTACTCTTTACGGTCACGCCAGAAGGCAGCGTCCCTACCGTACAAGTGCAGGCAACCTGTGCAATGCCTAAATATCCCATAAAGGGAATGGTAATCTCAGTTGCCGCTGCTACCAGACCGCCGGAGGTACAGGCAATATTCTGCGCCTCATTCCCAAGGATGATAGAAAGTCCGCCCGTTCCGGCTGCACCCGGTTCGCCCTGGGAGCCGTCATAGATCTTCGTGAGGGAAGTCGTATCATAAACATCCGGGTCATCGGTCGCCAGCTTGATCTGGGCCACCCCATTAAAAAAGACAGCATGATCCGGTTTCACTACCAAAGTACCGCCGGAAATACTGGCATTGTCCGATGTGGTGGGATAATCCTTCCATGCCCCGGTGCTGTCCTTATACTGCCATGCCGTAATCGTGACTCCCTGCACCTGTGCCGTCAGCGTTGCCTGCTTGGCCCCGACCAGAGAAGAATTGGAATCATACTTAAACACATAGGTGTCCGCAGACAGATAGGCCAGCTTTGCGTTCTGTGCATTACGGATCAGCGTATAGGTGATGTCGGCGGAGATATTGACGGTGTTCTTTGTCTCTGAGTCATAATAGCTGATATAGCAGAGGTAGGTGAGCATCCCAGAAGTGGCTGCCGCCAGCTTGTTGGCATTGACCGTTAGAACGCCTTTAGAGACACTCTCCCCGGAGGTCAGCGCCGCCTCCGCTCCGTTCCCCTCCTTCCGTTTCCACGAAATCGTAAGCCCCGATGCGTCCAGCGCCAGGTTGGTCTGGTCGAGAAATACCACCGGGGTAAGGGTCAGGGGTGTGCTGGCCCAGTCCGGCGCATAGGTATGGGGCAGCACGTTGGGATCTTCAATCTGAGACTTTGGCAGATTGGATGTGATATAGGCCGACAGTTTCCTCTGGTCCGTAATATCTACAAAGGTCTGCTGGCTGGAAGTTAATACAGTAGGCATATCGATTTCCTCCTTCTTAAATCGTGATTTCACAATAGAACGATGCGTTGTCGGTCACATCTTCCGTGGCAACTGTGATAGATTTCATCCCGATATGGGAACTGTCCCAGTCTGCATCGAAGTCTTCCCGACCGGAATTCCGGTGCCAGACAAAACTGCTGGCCGGAAGAGTATCCGTAATCTCCTTATCCCACGAATACACCCGGCAGCGAAGGACGCTGCGCTGCCCCTTATCCCGGAAGATGTTCACCCCATCCACCACCAGTTCTGTCCGGTACATTTTTTGTGCATTGATCTGATCGACTTTTCCCGTAATCACCTCGATCTTAGAGGTCTGCCCTAACAGTTCATCTTCAATAGAAGTGATATTCTGGTCTTGCTTCGCAGACTCCGAAGTCAGACGGACACCTGCAGCCCCTATCGTGATGGTGTTGCCGGAGGGATTCAGATAATCCCTTGTACGGCTAAGACACAGATATGTCCCGTCAATCCCGTGCGGTTTGGAAATGCAGCGCACATACATCCTTGCCCGGATATCCCCGATATCTGCACCCGTATCGGACTCATCCACGATGGTCAGTTCCATGCTGGTGACACCTTTCACAAGTTCCGAGAGTCTGGCATTTGCTTTCCGCAGCAGGTTCCCTGCCAGCGTCACATCCTCCCAGATCTCGGTCGTCCAGATCCATCCGATTTCTTCGACCGCTTCCTCATCGTACACATAGTTCTTGCCATCGTTCACCGCCGTAATATCCAGCCGGGTGTCCGTCTCGGTTTCGTTGCCATCCTCATCGGTCTCCGTAAGTTTCGCTCCCAGCGGAATCAGAGCCGTCACCCGCTCCGTGTGGTCACGGGTAATCTTCACATCCGTGAGATTCTTACCAAACTCCACGGTTTGCAGCGACCGGTCGGGAAAGTCCTCCAGATAATCCAGAAATTTTCCCATATCGGTATAACGCACCTGCAGATACCCGCCATGCGTTTTGATCAGCTTGTCCTGTATGGCATCCATCGTCACGGAGTAATCGGAATTGCTGTAGCTGATATAATCGTTGTTATCTGTAACCGTCACTGTACCGAGAGTGAACTGCTTCTTTTCCTCCACTGCTGCATTATGCACGGAGAGGAACTGCTCCAGCAGTCCACGGAGTGGCCCCTGATAGGAAAATGGAGGCTGCATGGTGTCCTTCAGATACGCAAGGCAGGACTCGCATGTCCATGTGTGCGTATTATAAAAATCTGTCCCATCATCTAAAGCTCGCCCCTCAAATACCGTAAGGGCATCCTTCTTGCAGACAATGGTCGAAGACATCGGCTGGATCGCAGAGAGATAGGGATGGTTGAACGGGGCAGAGAGAGTCAGGCTGTCAATATTCTCCGCATCCTCCTGCACCTTCGCCTCGGTAATCGAAAGTTGGGACAGGTGTGGGTGGTAAAATAACTGATTGTCTACAAAAACTCGAAACAGGCTCATAAGCGTCCCTCCCGGTACCGGAAGGTAGTCGTTCCTTCTCCCGTAATACTGACCGAGTTTTGCCCTTCCTGCAGTTCCAGTTCTGGGAATGTCCATGTCCCGGCACTGACGGATTTTCGGAATTCATCTTCACCGATACTCCAGCTCAGTGCTGTTTCCGATGTCGTGACTACCGTAGGTACGACAGGCATATAGTCATTGTTCAGGATCGCCGTACCGCCTCCCGTAATAGCAACTTCCGTTTCTTCCGTGTGATACCGGTAGGCATCCCCGTCTGAACAGGACAGCACCAGCTGCCCCTTTCCAGTAAGGGGATCATAAGCCGGTTCCATTTCCAAGGTACCAACGGAATATAGATCCGGCTCCTCACTAAGAATCACGTGGCACAGCTGCCCGGCATAGAGATTGGCAAGAACATCCTTCATCTGATTAAACTTTTCCCGGCTCCCTAACATGGACAAGGTAATAGAAAAGCTCCGGGGCTGGTAGGATACCCGCCCAAGAGCCTCAGTAAAACGGATCGGAGCATTGCGCCCCGGTACCACAACCGTATTGGTCTGTGACTGCGGCGTGGGAAAATCGATCTCCTCCCGGAGCCAGCCCATCGCAAACATCCACAAATCATTGATTTTCACATCTGCCCTCATAGGCTCAGCCTCCTTTGCAGTTTCTGTGTTTTTCCAAGGCCGCTGTCAATGGCAGGGAGCAGATGCCCTACCAGCGTCCCATCATCCAGATACAGTCCCTTACAGCTGTTTTCCGCAATGATCGCCAGATATTTCTCCAAAGCACTGGTGTTCAGATAGCTGGAAATCATCTGATCCAGCTGCTGGTAAAATCCCTTCAACGGAAGAACCGCTTCCCGGCCAGCTTCACCGCCCGCCATCAGGCTGCTGCCATTCATGCCAAAGATGGTCGGTTTCGTCATGATACCGCCTTCCTTATACCAGTCAATCGACAGGTGGGGAACGCTCGGCGGAGCAAGGGATAACTTGCCCGTAATCTTGAAATGCGGCAGTTTGATCTTCGGCAGTTCCAGCTTCATGCCGGAGAAGAAGCCACTGATCTTATCCACGATCCCTTTGATCGTATTCTTTGCCGCTTCAATCGGCTTCGTAATGGCGGTCTTAATCCCATTCCACACCGTGGTGGCGGTACTTTTGATCCCGTTGAATACGGAAGTCACGGTACTCTTCACAGCATTAAACACACTGGAAACCTTGCTCTTGATGCCATCGACCACTGTGGAAATCACAGATTTGATCCCGTTCCACACCGTAGAAGCTACAGACTTGATGGCATTAAAGACAGAGGTCACGGTATTTTTAATGGCGTTCACCACCGCCGACACCTTGCTGCTGATGGCGTTCCAGATGGAACTGATCACGTTCTGGATGGCTCCCATAATGCTGGAAATCACACCGGAGATGGCAGACAGCACAGAGCTGACGGTATCCTTAATCCCATTCCAGACGGAAGTCACAATATCTTTGCAGTTCTCCCAGATAAACCGGAAAGGCAGCGTGATGATGTCCACGGCCCCTTGAATGATAGAGCCAAGCAGCATCACTGCTGTCTGCACTACGTTACAGATACCATTCCAAACATTCTGCAGGTGTGTCCAGAGGTTTGAAAACCACGTTTTCACACTTTCGATCATGGTGCCAATCCCGGTACAGATGGTATTCCACAAGTTTCCAAACCACTCCGTGATGGCACCCCAGTTCTGGATAATAGCAATAATCCCGGCAATAGCCGCCGCTACCACCGCAATCACGGCAATAATCGGCAGGAGGGAGATATTCAACGCACCTACGGAAACCGCCAAAGCCGCAATGACCGGAGTCAGTGCCGTGAAAGCTGCAAGCAGAACGCCAAGGATGATGATAAAGTTCTGCACCGGCCCCGGCAGCTGCTGGAACCAGTTGCTTACCGTCTGGATCACCGCAACCAGCGGAGGAAGGATTGTATTGGCGATCTCAGCCAGCTTCTCTCCCAGAGGAACAAGGGATTGCTGCAGCTTCCGGGTGTTGGATTCCATCTCCTGCATAGGCGTGGTCGTTGCATCGAACAAGCCCTGTGCGGAACCTTTCACACTGTCATAAGTACTTCCCACCGAAGTCAGGGAAGTGATGAATTTCAGGTTCCCATCCTCGGCCATCGTTCCAAAAGCAAGAGCTGCAAGGTTTAAGGCTTCCTGCTGGTTCGTACATCCGGCAATATCCGCCACGATGGAGTCAATCACCTGTTTCTGTGTAGCACCGCCATTCTGCCAAGAGGTAAACAATTCCTGTGTCTTTGTGGAGAACATCCCAATGGACTCCCCAATGGTACCGTCCACCAGTCGTGTGGTCACTTCATTGATAGCATCGTTGACCTTGTCCAGGTTGTAAGCGCCATTCTTCAGGCCATTGTCCAGCAGCTGGAAATATTCGGATGCAGAATAACCCGCCTGTGCAAATTTACCAGCATACTCAGAAAGATTATCGCCCAGCTCATTGGTCTTATCCAGCCCGTTCTGGGTACCCACCACGATGTAGTCCATCGCCTCCTGGGCGGTCAGGCCATACTGCTGCATGAGGGAATTGACGCCCCGAAGGGTTTCATTCATGTCAATGCCGTACAGTTCCTCCAGCGTAATCGCCTGCTGGGTTAGGTTGGTCAGATCGGTCTCGTTCAAATCCCCAAGGTTCTTCTTTACCATCAGAACCGCATTTGCCACAGCATCCATGCTTTCCCCGACCCCGGAGGAGTACACGTTTTTAATCACATTAGCGGACTGTTCCGCTGCCTGTCCCGTCTCTCCAAAGTAAGCGTTCACCTTGGTCACGGCATTCTCGGTATCCGTATAGGCATCCAGCGCCTTATCCCCGATCTCCTGAATCTTATCTCCCACAGCAGACAGCTGATCCGCTGCCTGCATGAGTGCAGCGCCTTTCGTGTTCTCCGCAATCTGGCCCACATCGTCCGCTGTATTTTCCGCAGCGTCCCCAGCCTCGTTCAGCTGCTGGATCAAGTTTTGGATCGCCTGCCCATCATCCACGGTATCCAGAGCGTCCGTCAGCTGGCGGATATCGGCTTTGCCGCCTGTGGCGGACTTCCCGATCTTCTCAAGGGCCGTCCGTAGCTGGTCGGAATTTGCCGTCCCGTTTTTAATCGCAGACGTCAACCGACTGCCAAGCACATCCGCATAATCATCCACCTCTGTCCCCGTAGCGGCAAACAGCTTTTCCAGCCGTGCCGTGTTCTGGGAAAGGGCGTCCTGCTCCGTCTGCAAATCGGAAAGGTCAGCCTTATATTTGTTCAGCTTTCCACGGGTCTCCTCAATCTCTCGCTGGAACGCCTGATACTTATCCGCCCCGATATCCCCACGGGCAAAGGCCGCGGCCACCTGTTCCTGTGCGGCTTCCAGAGCCGACAGCTTTTCTTCCGTCTGGCCCACCGCCTGTGCCAGCAGTTCCTGCTTCTGTGCTACCAGTACCGTATTAGAAGGATTGAGTTTTAAGAGGCGGTTCACATCATTTAAGGCAGACTGCGTTTTCGTGATGGAAGAATTGACGCTCTTTAATGCTTTATCAAGACCAGTGGTATCGCCGCCGATCTCCACTGTGATACCCTTAATCCGATTCGCCACAACCCTCACCTCCTTAAAAATGGGCATGAAAAAGGCCCGGATTATCTCCGAGCATGAAAAAAGCACCGATTATTGCTAACCGATGCTATGTAAAAACAAAATTATTTTTTTAACTGAAGGCCATCTTTAAATGCCTCGCCAACTCTTTCAGTGACCTTATAGTAGCCATGCGTATATGGATCAAAAGCGATGGCATCCACTTTTGAAATGTTAACTTTATCACCATCCATCACTTTTTCATCAGCGGTCGTATTTACAACCTTTCCAATAACTCCACAGCCATATTCTCCATCTTGGTACTCTATAAATTCGCACTCCATGCACAGCGGGAATTCCTGTATAATAGGCGCATCCACATGTTCTGATTTGACGGCAGTCAATCCGCTGTTTTCAAACTTTTTCAATGTTTTATTTCCGGATTCCACGCCAAAATAGTCCGCTTCCACCACATGAGAAGCGTCTGCTATACTGACTGTAAATGCTTTACGTGCTTTGATATTCTGAACGGTTTTGTGTGTTTCCGTCAGATTCAGTACAACATGGTCTCTTTCCTGCATAGTCCCCCATGCGGCATTCATCACATTTACACTGCCATCTTCATTATAGGTAGCCACCATAAGTACAGGCATCGGGAAAATGGCTTCCGTTGTTTTAATATCTTTTCTCATCGTATCAGCCTCCTGTTTTTATTGCCTTCCGGCTAAATCTATGATAAC